ATTTGTTCTGCGTCCTGCTACTTTATTGTTTAGTAATTCTACTACATTGGTACAGGTCAGTGTTAGACTGACTGTGCCTGTTAAACTGCCCATCTCAAGTTCATCTGTGATATCATAGTTGCCAACGATACCTTGGAACTTCTGTGCTGGGTTGCCACTAACGCTTAATAATTGTCCTGTGCTGGGATTAAAGAAAGCACGATAGATTTTGATGCTACTACCTTTGACTGGATTGGCTAGGATAGTTGACACATTGGTATTTGGTATGCCTGCAATTGACACAGTAACTTCCTGTGGTGTTGCACGGAGTTCACTGCTACTATCGCTGATTGATAATAGTTGTCCAAGTGCTGTATAACTTTCGCTGTTGATAGTGTAAGGCACACTGAAGTCACTGAACTTCAATACTTGATAGCCAGGGATATCCAGACGCACAAACAGATTAGTTTGTATGCTGGTATAACTGCTGAGATCTAAGACTGCCATTATGTTAGATCTTCATAAAAGGTAAATGTACCATCCCAACTGACTTGATCACGAGCAAATATTGTCCAGTTTGGTAAGTTAGTGCAGATAACTTTGAATATAACATTAGGCCCTACCACTAAGGTCTTGCTACCTGAACTATCTATAACTGGACGATTGAGCGTGACTACATTGCTGTTAAATGCTACATCACTTACTACGCTATAAACTTTACCTGTTGTGCCTAATTGGATTAGGTCACCTGCACGGAATTTGTTGCCTGATGCGGTAGTTGGGCTTGATGTTAGTGTTAGTGTTACATTACCTTGTGTGGCTGTGCCAACGAAACCAGAAGTCGAAATGCTGTTGCCTTGATATTTCATAAACCAATCTAATGTGCCACTAGTGTTTAGACTGATGTTAGCTGATGTATAACGATCAGCATTTTCAATTGCCTCAATTGGGCCGCGTAGTGTCTGCCAAGCAATACCATCCGGTACCCTAACATCAAAGCGCCACACTTGCCCACCGCGGCTAGTTGAACGCACTGTTTGGTCTCTAGATGTAGTTTGGCTAACTACACCTCTCTTGTTGATGCTGATACTTTCAGCATAATCAATAACCTTTTGGAATGCTGTGGTCATCGTTATCTCCTTGTGCTAGGAATGCTTTTAGCACCCTGTTGGCTTACTGCATAAATGAAACTTGGATCTCTGGCTATCATCTGTTTGAAACTTGCGGCATCAACAGCATTGATATTGTAAACAACATTGGTTCCACCTAGTTGGTTATTTGGAACTACTTGGCTACCACGGGCACCCATAAGCAATTCTGGTCCGCGTTCGCCAACAATCACAGGTCCGTTGGTTGGAATGATACCACCATTGGCAAATCCTAATAGGCCGCCAATGGCACCTAATATACCGCCTCCACCTCCACCACCACCTGTGGCTGGTGCTGACATACCACCAAATGTCTTAGCGATCAGTTCACGCACCTGTTGGCGCAATAGTTCTTCAACGATACTAGATACGAAACTACGCCATTCAAACTTACCAGTCTTGGCAAATTGCACGATGGCTTCTTCCATATTCTGTGTGGCTGTGGTAAACACATCTTGTGCTCGTTTTGCGGCATTAGTAGCATTTTCTACATATTCTTTCATTGCTTTATTCCAACCAGTGCTCCAACGACGGCTTTCTTCATAGCCTTTCTTAGCGGCTTGGCTTTGTATCTTAATACTTTCTGCCATTGCCTGGTTAATTCTTTCAGCTTCTTCAGCAATTTTCTTTTCGCGTTCGCCCTGTGGCAAGTTCATTGTTTCTTGTTGCACACGGAACATAGCCGCATCAGCAACTTTTCTTTCTGCTATCTCAATCTGTGCAAGTTCTTTTTCTATGCCAACCAATGTATCTAGTGCATATCCGTCTTGTATATCTTTGACCTTTTGTGTCATATCATATACTCGTTCGTGTGCTTTTCTTTGTTGGTTGATGCTTTCAGCTATCTTTTGATTTACTAATAGTATTTCTTCTAATCTTTCTTTTTCAATTAGATATCTTTCTTGGATAATGTCTATTTGTTCATCAACCGCACGATTGACTTCGGAGTTACCTTCAATGCGTTTCTTATTGAGATTTTCAACTTCTTTCTCAAAATCCTGCATTAATCTTATCTGTAATTTATATGCTTCTTTTTGTTCTTCAGTCATCGACAACATCTTCTGATCACCCATCAGAGAGAGTTCCATCTGTTCTAGACTATTAGCATATTCATCACCCATATCTTTTACTGCTTTTTGTGCAGCGATAGTGGCTTCTGATAATTTAACTAGGGCTGGGGCTTGTTTGGTTACTGCTGCGGTTGCTTTTTCAGCTTCATCTGTGAATGCTAGGTAAGCTAATCCGGCACCAGCCGCAACACTTCCAATTGCGGTTACTGCATCTCTAGTCTTACCTAATGCTGTTTGATTTTGTGGGCCTAGCGGATCAAGTGATTTTGATGGTTTGATTGTATCTACAGACCCAGTGACATTTCCTTTCCTATCTTTAGTAACTCTTGTTGTAACTTCGCCAATTTTTTTTCCTACTTTGGCAACATCATCGCCGCCTTTTGTAAATAATTTGAAAAAAGAACTACTTAGATTATATAATGCTCTGACTCCTCGCAATGCCATACCAATACCACTGACTATACCACGGATACCAGTTCCTACGGCGATTGCAATTAAAATAGCACCTAATACTTTGAATATTGTAACTAATTTAGGCGCATTTTCTAATATCCAAGTTAGTCCTTTAATTATTGGATTGAAAGCTTCTAAGAATGCTATTCTAACCTTGGCAAAGCTCTTGGCAAATTCATCATTAAGCTGAGCCGCTCTAGCAATAGCTTCACTTTGTTTGTTAGTAGCACCTGTGCCGTCTGTAAGTGTATTAATAAATCCATCATTGATAGTTAATCCACGACCTGCTTTACCAAGAAAATCCATTTGCGTAGCTGTTCTAGTTGCCGCATCAGGCATTTCCTTCATACGCACTAGAGCTTGTTTTAAGATATCATTGTCAGCTCCTGCTAGATCATTTAGACTAAATCCTAATTTTCTGAATGCCTGTTGAGCTTCATCACTACCACCGCGAGCTTCACCTAATTTATTTTGGAATCCAGTTAAAGCGATTAGAGCTACATCAGCTGATTTACCGCTGGTAGCTAATGCTTCCTGGAATTTAACAATCTCATCGATAGCTATACCAGTAGCATCGCTTAGATCTTTTATCTCATCAGCTAGGGCGATACTGCTTCTTGCCAAGCCAACGAACGCCGCACCTAATAATACATTACGCAATCTACCAAATGTAGCACCTAATCTAGCTGTGCCTCTTTCTAGTAAAGTAAATTCTTTGCCGGCACGACCAACCTGACTGGCGGCCGTAGCACCAAAATCAGCCGTGGCATTTTTGGCACGGTTTAATTCAGTAGTATATCTACGACCATCTAATTCTAATGCTACGGTTATTTTCTCAGCCACGATTTACTCTCCTGGTGCTTTTAGGCAATGCTGTTTTTTTAATATAAGTAATTGCTGGTTTAGTCATACCTTCTGGTGCTTGATCACTAGAGCCTTCTTCTAACTTACCGGCATAAGCATAATCAGCTAGGATTGTAGTTTTGTTTGGTACATTGGTAATCAGCTTGGTATTGCGGCGTGCATTACCTTTGTTGACAGGTGTTACTTTTTTGAAGAATGTCAAAGTTTCCAACATAATTTTCTTATGTTCGTCTTTGGCATTAGTCAATAATCTCAACACTTTGGTGCTATCTACTGTTAGCTTCATTTTTTTTCTTAACCCTATCTATCATTGCCTGCATCTGTTCTTGACTTAAATCAGGAGTCAATACCTGATCTTTGTCTTTCCTATTCAAATAATTTTCATATCCTACAGCAGTTTCAGCTACTAAGATATCAAATGTAGTGCCCTTCTCCATCATCTCCGTCGGTAGTATACCATATCGCTTAGATACAAAATCTAATAATAATATGCTATCTAGTCTGCCGTCAATTTTTCTGTAGTCGGGCTTGTTAGCTCCCCCAATACAGTTACCACCTTTTGGATGGCTTTCATCATAATGTCTGTTGGTAATACTAGATCATTGTTGATCACTGGTTGACCATTTTCATCTAAGATCATATCTTTTACTAATGCGGCAATTTTATCAAATTCTTTGTAGTCTAATGTAGCAAGTTTGACAAAGACATCCATTGATTGTCTGTCCCAGATATAGAATTCAAGTTTGTCTCCGTATCGGGCGACAATCTCTTCATCATCTAATAATATTGGTAATAATTGGGGTTTGGCTGCTAGTTGGCTTAGTTTCATCTTTAGATCTCCTCTCTGTTAATCAATTCATTTGCCACAGCGATTAAGAATGTTAATCGGTTGCGTGCCTTGGCCACATCTTTGGCGGCACAATTTACTTCATTAGCTGTCTTTGCGACTTCTGCTAATATGCTTTGTAATAATTCTTTGCGGTCTTTGGTCTCTAAAACTTCCATCTACATATCCTCGCTTGTTGTATTTATTAATAAGAAAACAGGGCATCTCTGCCCTGTTTATCTTTTTTACTGCTATTAAGCTACTGTGTAATCGCCATCCACTGTGATAGTGATTGGTGATACCCATACTGGGCTGTCAGCAGATACTGTTGGTGCTAAACCAGTTACATAACCTGCGCCTGTAATAGTTTTACCAGCACCACCTGAATCTGTGTTACCAAGGAAAAGGCTAAAGTTAATCTTAGTTTTGAATTTACTCAAACCAAAGATACCTTTTTCTGGTGCTACTGATGCGCCGACTGCGCTGGTATTGCTACCAAAGAATGTAGTTTGATCAAGAACTAAGTTCATTGATAAACTATTTGTTGCTGTTGTTGCTACTTGTTTTTTACTAGACTCGTCTAGTTGTGTCCAGGTAAAGACATCGTTCGCAGCATTGATAGTTACATCTTGAAGTGATGGAACACTAATGGTCTGAGCTGTGTTAGCTAAATTACCACCATAGTTCGTAACTTTAAGAATAACTTCTGCGTCTTGGTTACCTGGAGCTGGATAAATGTAAGCCATTTGTAATGCTCCTTATGATAAAAGTTCTATAAAACTGAATGTAAATTCAGTTACTAATGCATCAACTTCATATGATTGACTAATACTACAAGTTCTACTGATTCTTCCATCATTAGAAATTGCATTCTTAGCCCCTTGCATCTGAGATATAATGCTGTTGTAGTTTGATACGGTTGTTTTAGCGTCTAATACCAGGTAGGCTGTGATAGTTGTAGTTTGATTTACATAACCATTGCCTCCAAAGGTATTCAACACTGGCTCTTGACTTAACAATGGACGGTCAACATAGATCTTCTTGTAGTTACTTAGATACAATGGTGCCGCATCTTTGGTGTAAGGTAACTCGTCGCTGACTGAGATAGTTCCAAAGTCCAAAGTCTTCAAATATGTGATTAGTTCATCACGCATTATCTTATCCTTTGGTAATTAATAAAAGCGTCTTTTACTTCTTCAGTGTCTATCGTGCCGCTACCATCATAATCGTACCACTTAGCAAAACGGATTAGTTCGTCAAATAACACAGAGTATTTCTGTTGATAGAAATCTATCTTGACTTTCTCTGCGTTATTCTCATTACCAAAGTCTGCTATCTTAGGCAGGATGTATTCAAATAGTGCATGATACACACATAAATCTGTAAAATCATTCTTATTACTAATAATCTTGGAACCGGACAGAGATGGTATAGTTAAGGCACTGGCACCATAGGCATAGGCAAGTGATCTATACCATTCTGTATTCTTCAATTGAGCAAGGATCCTTTCCGTACTGCGGATTAGAATATCTTCTACAATTTGATCAGTAAGGCCTTCATTCTCATCAAAAAGTCGTTGATCTTTGTCAACTACATCCTGATATTCAGCAAAACTTAAAACTGTTGTTCCTGATAGTATAAAAGCCATTTCCGTGTCCTCTGTTAATTATTCAATTATAAAATTGAACTGTCTGCTAATACTACACAACCATAGCCTTCGTATAGAACGCCAGTAGCATAAAGGGCTGTTGCCACTAATGCATCACCACGCATAAGCGCATCGCGTTGTGCTTCAATCTTGATATCTTGCATTAGACCAAAACCAAGTGCGTCACGGTGGAATACTGCACCACTGTAGTCGCCTGTTGTGTTGTTGTTGTCAATGTTTGATGTTTCATAGACTGGAACACCAGCTAACATACCAACATAACCCATTTGCATAGCTTCATTTTGGATTAAGCCTGCATTTGGATTAGCGAATGTGTTAGTGATATTTGCTTTTAAGTCATAAGCAACGCTTGGGTGTAATACGCAAGCTAGATCGCTTGATGGAACACCAGCTGAGCGTAGTTTTGCCACTGCTTTGAAAATATCACTTGCTGATAATGTGCTAGAAATAGCACTTGCACCACTTGTTTTTGATACATTGGCACTACCTACTAGGTTAGTTGTAAAACTAATAAATTGTGCTGTTAAGTCTTTGTCAATCTTGCGAGCGATAGCTTCACCAAATAAACGACCAATGTCAGCTACTACATTAGTTGCTGAACTGATACGAGCTAGATCACTGATGTGTGTTGCAATACCAACTTCACCAATGGTTAATTGAGCTGTTGATGTGTTTACATTAGCATAACCTGTTGACTGGTGATCCCAGATTTTAACATTTTCTGCTAATGACACTGCTGTTTGCTGTGGATAGATAGGCACATTGATAGTTTTACCTTGTGCTGGACCTAATGTGTAGTTCTTTACTAGACCACGCATGATACTTTTTTCAGAAGCTACGAATAACGCTTATGACATTATTTTTTGT